ATCCACACATCTCACATGCAGATTGTTTTAAGTGCGGGGCCTATACACCTTATTTTTCCATCCACGCAGAGCTGTGGTATACGACTTCTTTTCCGCACGGTAACGAACACATTTGCCTTCCTTGTTTCTGTAAATTGTTAGGCAGGCATCTATATGAGGATGAGTTTTTGTTGTGTCCGATGAACATAAATAATTTGGAATACATACAGCAATACACCGACCACACCCCACACGGTTGGTTGCTTACACACGTTGGTATATTAAAAGCGGCTGGTCAGATGAAAACAGTAATAATAGAGGAGGAGCCATAACAAAATCCAAAATCAGAAGCGTAGAGCGTCTCAATCAAAGCATTGTTAGATGGGAGTTTTTGGATGATTGTTTTCCTAACAAAGAAAGGCCGACGGATATAGATGGAGCGATAGAGAAGAAAGGCCACATATTATTGCTAGAGCACAAAGGTAAAGGCGCACGTATATCTAGGGGTCAGTCCATATTCTTTAGAGAGTTTTCTAAGAAGCCCAACTGCAAGGTATTTGTTTTTTTCGGCGCGATGAAAAATAACATACCACAAGACATAGACCGGTTGGTGGTATACGAAGACGGTCTATACCGGGAGGTAGCTCAACCTTCCATAAAGAAATTTAAGGACATGATTAGAGAGTGGAGGTCAAACATATAATGACAGCACAAACACAAACACCTTCTCTTTGGCAAAAGATAGGTAGAGCTATATTTGGTGGCACACGCACAGAAGGAGAGAAGAAAAAGAAAAAGCAAAAAACTGCCTACGAAAATATAAGAGGCCGTAGAGAGCAGATGAAAGATATAATGAAAGACATTTAGGAGGCTTGGGTGGCAAGAGTAAATAGAGACGAATTAGTATACGGAGCTACCGTAATCTACGACCAGCAGGGCCGTATAGTTAGCACCGGCACCAAAGTAGCAGACCCTAAGAAAAAGAAGAAAGCTAAACTGGCTGCGGAGCTAGGCTTGCAGCAGCAGTATGGAATGCAAAAAGAATTTAATAGAGCTAGGAGAGCTGGTTTAATGTTAGGAGGAGGCGCAGTGGCCTCTCCTAGTATGTTAGGAGGATAAGGATGGATAGAAAGATACACATAGTAACGGCACCATTCACAGTTGGTAAAGTGGTTCCGGTTATGACGAAGAAATGCAGTAAGTGTAAAGAGATAAAGTTAATGAATGACTTTTCTCCGAAGAAAGATATGCGCAAGGATGGTAAGCATCCTTACTGTAAGAAGTGTAGAGCTCTCTACGAAAGAGAGCGTTACCACACACGTAAACTATAAGCCGGGCCGCCTCCCGGCTGAATAAGCAAGGATTTTTTCCTCTATTGTTTAAGTAAGGGGCGACGGCCCGGAAGCCGCCCGCCCCGCAAGGCTGCATTCGTGCAGCTACTTATAATAAGAGGTTATAAGATTTTAGGCCCAGCTTCTCCTGTTTGCATGCGGGAGAGGCGCAAGGCAGGGGTGAGGCGCCCCTGCTCACTTCAAATTTTCCTACCACCTATTGACGTAGGCCAGGATGATTGAAGGCCATTTTATAATTCCTTAATTTTTTCGGTTAGAGGCAGGAGCCTAGCTATGGGCGCTGCCTCGCAAGATTGCCTGAAGAATTACACCTCCTTCCGGCAATTCCTTGAGAGATTCCCACAGAATCCTCAAGCATCATTCGTCAGAGGAGCGGCAGGGGTGTCGCTTCTCGCAAGGAGTGGACATGCAGGTAGAGGTGCCTGGCAAACCAGGTGTGCCATACACAGAGTTTATGAAAGATTGTTGTTACGAATGGCAGAAGTTCGCTCGATTATTAAAAGACGGACGGTTTCACTTCTGTCCTTACTGTAGAGGTAGAATAGTCCCGTCCAATCTCAAAAACAATGAGATAGTAGAAATGCACAGGAGGATTAGTGAAGGATTGCAAACGGTGTAAGGAACCGTTCGAAGGCCACTTCGCTGCACACTATTGTGATTTGTGTAGAGAAATTCGGATGAAAAAAAAATTAAAGAAAGGCGTAAGAAAGGTCCGGCAGTGTAGAGAGTGCCTTAAAGATTTTAAGCCATACCACCACGCTGTCAAGTTCTGCGCTAATTGTAGAGTTAGGCAGAAACGTAAGCCTAAAGAGATAGCCGCCGATACGCTGCCAGAATACGTAGCAGCCGTAACTGACGGCGGTAGAGACATCATAGACCTTTTGAATAAGGTAATGAAGGACAAACTCTACACCAATTGGAAAGGCGGGCGGGGAAAGAAAAGACAGAAGATACCCGTTACCGCTGACCAAATGATTAAGGCAGCCCAACAATTAAGAGATATTATTTGGGGCAAGCCTTCCACAGCTAAGGCACCTACGGTGCAAGAAACATTCAAACCACAATTTATAAATGTGGGGGATTCCACAGAAGGAGTGGGGGTTATAGATGTCGAAGAGTAGGTTTGAAGATTGGGGCGGAGAGATTTTATATCCACGCTCTTATCAGAAGCCGCTAATCGCCGCCATAAGAAATAAAAAATACGACAGAGCTTGTTGTGTATGGCACCGAAGAGCAGGTAAAGATTTAACCGTATTAGCTAACATAATGATACCGGAAGCTTGTGAAGTTATGGGAAACTACTATTATTACTTTCCTACTTTAAGACTAGGTAAAAAGGTAGTTTGGGAGGGAAAAACGGCAGATGAGCGCCGATTTCTTGATTTTTTTCCTCGTGGTTCCATAAAATCGGTAAATGTGTCTGAGCTGAAAGTGACCCTATTTAACAACTCAATTATTCAGATTATCGGATTAGACAATCCTGATTTGGCAGTTCGTGGAACTGGGATGAAAGGTGCAGTTTTCTCTGAGTATGCCGAACAACCTAAGATGGGTTGGGAAGTTGTAGAGCCTGCTGTTGTAGAGTCTGGTGGATGGGCGGTTTTTATCTACACGCCGAAAGGAGCCAATCACGGCCAGGAGTTGTTTGAGATGGCCAGCAAAAATTCTGATTGGTTCTGTCAGCACCTGAACATAGAGCAGACTAAAAAAGATGCTCCTGGTGAAAACGGAGAACCTATCTACACCATAGAGAAGATAGATAAGATGAGAGCCGAAGGTAGAGAAGAAGCCTTCTTGCAGCAAGAATACTACTGTTCTTTCACAGGCATTATGGTTGGAACCATCTACGGTGATTTAATGACCAGGATGAGAGAGGACAACCGTATAAGTAGGTTTCCTCATTTAGAGTCTCACAGAGTGTATACGGCGTGGGATATTGGATTGAGAGACGACACAGCGGTAATCTTCTTTCAATACATCCAGAATGAGATACGTATTATAGATTTTCTCAAGGCTTCGGGTAGAGGCCTCAACTGGTTTCTAACTGAGCTGGAAGTTGGACACCGAAGAAACTATTTATACGAAGAGCACTACGCTCCGTGGGATTTCGAACACGGACACTTCGCAGCAGACGGTAAGAGCTGTGTAGACTTGGCTCGCTCAAAAGGATTTAGATTTAGAGTGGTGCCGAAGGCCAAAGTTCAAAACGGTATAGAGGCTGTGAGACAAACACTTCCTAGAACCTGTATAGATGTTAAGAATTGCCACGACCTCATAGTTGCTTTGGAATCTTACCACAGAGATTTTAATAATAAAACAGGCACTTACAACAAAGAGCCTAAGCACGATAAGCATTCACACGCTTGTGATGCAATGCGAACGCTGGCACAAGGATTTGTGCCGCCAAGACCAAAAGACTTAAAAAGACCTACCAGAGCAATAACAGATTTTGACCCTGGTAGTTATGGTAAAAGTCAACAACGACGTGGAGTGAAAGTAAAAACTGGCTGGTCCCCGACCAGACGATGGAGGTAATACATGGCAACAGCGATTTATGTGGCTGCGGCAGCTTACATGGCTTATTCAATGTATGAGCAGAATCAACAGCAGAAGAAAGCATTGAAGGAGCAGAAGGCTATGGCCGCCGAAGCTCGTGAACAGTGGCAAGCCGAACAAGATAGAATAGCTGAAGAAAAACAAGCAGCTATCGACGCCGCAAAAGCAGAACAAGAAGCGGAGGTCCGCAGACGCCGGGGCGGGCTACAAAATATTCATACTACACCACTAGGCGTGGGTGCTGAAGCAGGCACTACGTTGGGAACATAACTATGGCAAATATTCCTCAGCTCGTAAAACAATACGGTAAATTAATGGAGGAGCATCGTAACTATGAGCAGGATTGGCAGGATATAGCTTACTACGTCATTCCTACAAATAGAAATATACAGACAAGATATTCACCCGGCACGTCTATCACCGATAGATTATACGACGCTCACGCCATTCATAATAATAATTTGTTAGCGGCCTCGATGAAAGGCGCTATGACAAATAGGGCAACCAAATGGTTCTCCATGATATTTGAATATGAAGAACTAAATCAGAACCATAATGTCCGCAAGTGGTTGGAACACGCAAGAGATATTACTCTGGACTACTTAGCGGATTCTAATTTTTATGCGGAGACACATCAGCTTTACAGAGACACATCCGCCTTTGGAACAGGATGTCTTTATGTAGATAAGATTGTTGACGATAAAGAAAACTTTGAAGGTCTGGTATTTAAAACATTTGGTTTAGGCGACTATTGTATAGCAGAAAACGAAGAGGGCCGTGTAAACACTGTATTCAGAAAAGTTCCAATGACGTTCGTCAATATGGTGCAGGAGTTCGGAGAAGAAAACTGTCCTGAACAAGTGCAAAAATATTGGAGAGAGAAGCCATTCGATAAAAGAGAAGTGGTTCATTGTGTTTATCCCAACTACTCAAACGATTCAATTCCCCAACCTTACATTTCAGTTCACTACGATTTGAAGAATAAACAACAACTCCGTGAAAAAGGATACTGGCAGATGCCTTATCTGGTTCCACGTTGGGACAAGATAACCGGCGAAGTCTACGGCTACGGCCCCGGCAATGTTGTGTTGCCTGACATTCG